TCAACAATAGTCGATTCTGTCTTTCCGTTTGCCGATTCCTCAATGGTTATCACGCCATCTTTGCCAATTTTAGCAAATGTATCCGCAATTATCTTACCAACCTCACGGTCTCCGTTAGCCGATATGGTCGCAATGCTCTCAACCTCTTCAGGTGCCGTGATTTCAATGGATTTTGAGCGAATGAAGGCTACAACCTTCTCAACAACCGCATCAATACCCCTCTTGAGGTCCATAGGGTTTGCACCGGCCTCCAAGAGTTTCATGCCGTCCTGGATGATGGATTGAGCAATGACTGTCGCTGTCGTGGTACCATCTCCGGCCACATCACATGTCTTGATAGCGACTTCTTTGAGGAGTTGAGCCCCTAGGTTTTCGTGTTCGTCATAAAGTTCTACCTCACGGGCAACGGATACACCGTCCTTAGTGATTCTGATAGGCATATTACGTCGAGAGATGATCACATTGCGGCCTTTAGGGCCTAATGTGACCTTGACAGCGTCCGCAAGCGTATTAATGCCGACGAGCATCTTTGCTCTACTCTCAGTCCCGAATGTAATTAACTTTGGAAACACTAACTAACCTCTTGATCTAACATGTATGGGTGAATAGCCTTGATCATTTTCAACCTTGAAGCGTCCAGGAGCTTCACCGAGGTAATCCGTCAAAGAGGAGGATTCCTTCATAATCTTAGCTGATTCGGCCTCTGCAGCTCTTTGGCGGGCTCCATAGACCTCTGTGGGTATCTTCATCAAGACACAACCCTCAATGTGGATGTTTCCATCATTCTTTCCATCACTAAAGCGGTGATTCATCATAGGCACCACAAACTCTGGATGGTCACTCGCTGGCACAAAGTCATAACCCTTGCGATACAAAGCCTGTAGGTTCTGGGGTTGGTCCTCATTCATGAGCCTTTCATTAGCCCAGATGTACGTCCAACCGGCTGGGACGCTCTCTAGTGGGAAGTGTAACTTTCCTTTGTGAGAACTATCAGTATCAATGGCATACCGAGGGTCATCTAATAGCCCCGTCCGATGCGCCTCAATCTCTGTCTCTGGTGTTAAGTTCCAGTCGCCGGTTTCGCTTATCTTGTTACGAGCCATGCTATTCCCCTCTCAGGTTGCGTTTATAAGCCTCTTCAAGCCCCTTGTTATCCATAATCTTATTGCCCTTGGCATCCTTGACGAAGCCGCGCATAGAGCGTGCGAAGTCTATTTGCTCTCGTGATAGCTGCATGTCACGTGCTTGATTGCGGCTTGACCCATCAACTGACCTTCTACTGGGTGGTGCCACTGCGGACCCTCTTGGGCTTCTCATCGTCATTTGTCTCTTCCTTGGCTCTTCTTGCCTCTCAGTTTTCTGAACCGCGCCATAAGAATCCGCCATATAATCTGATATATCTTCCCAGAACTCAGGCGACCCAATTTCATCTTCTCTTCCCTCTAGAACGTATCTGTCTTCAAGAGCTAATGAAAATTGATCTGCCTGTTGAGCTAGGGCTGGTCTAAAGCTACTTGAGTTTTTATCTGCCCAAGGATTTCTCTTGATCCAAGACATACCAATCTTATGCGCGTTATCATCCATTGGCTCAGGGTAGGGGTCACTTGTGTCAAACATATCGTCTGGCACATAGTTATTTGATCGGTAAGGCTCATAGAGTCCGGCTTGCTTCTCGTTCTGGATTCTCATCATCTCAGTGTTGTATTGAGACATCAAGTCGTTGGCCTCAGCATAAGCTTGTGAATCACCCTCTTCATGGGCTCTTATCATTTCACGCTTAATCTGTTCTTTTCTGGTAGCCAACAGATTTTCATGGAAAGCAGTCTTTGCCTTAACTGTTGCCGCCAACTGACGCTCAACGTTTTCCTTTTGGTTCATAACGTCATGAGTAAAGTCGTGAGCAGCTTTCAACTTGCGGGTCAGGTCAGCAATGCGTCTTTGAGCTGTTACCTTGTTCTTGCGCTTCTTGGGCGCCTCTTCGTCTTCTTCATCGCCCTCTTCTTCATGGGCATCTTCACTATCTTCTTCCCTAACCGTTTCTTTGTCAGGTTCAGGTTTAGTCTCTTTTGGTGGAACTATGACGTCACCGTCATCGTTTCCAACAACCCAAGAGATTTCTTTTGCTGATTCATTGTCGTGGACGTTAATAAAGACTGGCTCTGATGTGCCTTCAGCGATAACGCCCGTATCTAGTGACTCAATAGGAACTTTCGCCATGCAAACTCCTTATGCCCCAATGTAGTGATGACCACTGCATTTGTTGGGATTTTGTATGATTCTTAAGACTTCATAGTCTTTAAGGTCGATGTTGTTAACTGGCTTTCCGTCTGGACCATTGTTGGCATTAAAGACGCCAGCGTATTTCTTATAGGATACATAGTCGCCAACCTTGGGAATCAAGGTCCAATGCTTGAAGGAATCAGCCTTGAATGCTGCGTCGCCAATCATAAGAACACGACCGTAGCCTATCTGGTATCGGTCACGGTCTTTTGCCGCATCAGGACGCTCAAAGATGGATTCTTCACCGCCGTTGAGGAAATTGTCGCCAGGGCTAAACGTTTCTACGATTAACCCCCAACCCAGAGGCACCGGGTGATCAATACCCAGAACCTCTGTGATCAAGTCATTTGTTGGAAGATTCATTCTTAGCCTTGCACAATTTCTTGTACGTCATGGACGACTTCAGCCGCACCGCCAAGAACATTTTCCACTTGTGCCACTGCGTCCGCTGCCACGTCAGGCGCCGGTGCAAGAATCTCGCCATCAACTGCGGGTGCTACTACAGGCGCATTGACGGGATCATGCTTGGAGATCAAATCCTCAAGATGCTTAAGACAAGCAACGAGCGCTTCACGGAAACCAAATAGCTTGGCAACTTCTGGTAATGAATTCAGATTGCCCATAGCCTGTGAATGCTGTTGGACTGAGGTCTCGATTGAGTTTTTGAAGTCTTGGTAAATTGCGGAAACGGACATGAGAAGCTCCTTTGTGTTTGATGTACCTTTGAATGTATTTTATATACTTTTATGTAAAATTGTAAATAAAAAAAATGAGTCCTCGTTTAGAACAGCGGGGACTCATTTTGTGTCAGCTAATATTGACCCTTTTTGGCCTTACCAGGACGACGGCCGGAGGAATCCATACCATGGCGATCACCGAACATTGGGCCTGATTGCATTGGCTCAACACCGCGTGGACGGTCGCCCTTGGGCTCACCCATGCCACCACCGTGACTACCGGTTGCGTACTTTACGCATTCTGTGAACGATGCGAGTGCATCGGACGTTAGGTATGCGTCAACGCATCCACCAACCGCATTATGTCCATAGGACTCTACAGCGCGTTCACGTTCGCCATTGAACCCGACATCACCGTGATCGCGGGAATTGCTGGTACGGTGTCCGTCCGAATGACGGGCAGTCCTCTTGTGCTTCTCTTCTCTCTTGTGTGCCATGATATTTAACCTCTATTTAAATTGTTCGACCCAAGGAATTTGGGCCGTTACATATAAAGTTTATCATAAATTTTATCTATTATCCTAGTTGAATCATAATGATAGTTGCCATATATATTAATAGTTGGGATACCTATTTTCTATTCGGAGTCTTTTGGGGTAATTCCTGATCGGGTGGGTTCGATTCCCTCAATAGGCATTCCGCTATTACTCTTCAGGGCAACCTCAAACGCCTTAGCCTGTATAACCATTTCAGCATCTTTAGCTTTTTGCTCAATTTCCATAACGCGAACCTCAAGGGCCTTCATCTTGGCCTCATATTCCATTTGGACTTTGAAGGCGTCAGACTGTGCCTTTTGCTCATCAGACTTGGCTTTCTGCTCAACAGCCATTTGCTTGACCTTCACATCTTCCATCATGACTAAGCCTGGATCAATTGGAGGCGGTGGCTGGTTAGCCTGATTCTCTTGACCCTGTTGGGCAATGACTTGAGCTGCCATCATAGCAATTTGATTCTGCATCTCTGGCGGGGTCTGTTCTGCATTCTGCGGAACTTCCATACCCATTTGCTGTTGTATCTGTATCAGGAATTCAAAAGCTTGATGTTCCATATCGTGAGCTGCCGCAGCCGCTATGACGTGAGGGGGAATATCAGGTTTTGCCATAAGCGATTGAACTATAGTCCTATGAGCCATGTGGTCTTGGTCAATGTGAGCCTTTACGGGCTTACCATTCATGATATACATATTCTCAGTCACGGGGTCGATTGGCGGCAATTCCTCACGGTTAGGCACAAGCTTTTTCATCAATGACTCAGGGATTTTGATTTCCTTGATGTAGTTCTCTATTGCCTGGCGTTGATCCATAAGTTGTGGGAACTGTGCCGACAAATCAACGATGGTCTGGGCCCTCATAAGCCGTTGCATCTTGGTTGTCACATGCGGGTCAGCCACAGGGACTATCTTAATGTTCTCTGAGAAGTCAGCCGCCGAAATGGAAATAGACTGGCCAATCGCGTCAATCTGTGCCGGTTCCTCCGGCATGGTCTCCGAAAACAACTTGTAGAATAATTTAAACTCAGTCGCCATGGAGTCACGCAATGACCGAATGACTGTCGACTGTACGAGGTTAATTCTATCAAGCAACGCGTATGTAGTCCCTACGGGTGCTGTTGCGTTGAATTCCTGTAGTTGTTGGTTAGCTGAACCCATGATGCGGCCAGCAGCCATCTCTAGCTCTTTACGCATCTCATTAATGCCAGGGGAAGGTTCCTTGTAAGGCATTAACATAATCGATGGCTGGATAGGGAGGCCGCCCGTATCGACTGGGATAAATTCGGTTGGGCCTATGCGAATGTTGTTATCTTCAAGCCTCATTCCTTTGACATGCATACCGCCAGGGAAGTTAGATAAGGTCATACCATCGATATATTGACGTAATAGAGTTGTACAAGCTGCCGCTAGTCCACCGACCATCTGAGCAGCGCCAAGCTTATAGAACCCATAACCATCCATATAGCCGTAATCAACATAATAGTCATTACGCTTGTAATCAGGATCCCTTTCAGACCAATTTCGGTATAATGATAATACTTTACGAGTTTCTTTATGAAGGGTGACTCTATATGGTCTGTAGGTTGATTCTGCGTCAACTTCTTCATCCATAGCCTCCGAAGTCTCGATTTCTTTCATGTCTAAGTAGGTATGGCATTCGTATAGCTCATAATCGATCTTCTCGTCATAGGCAGGCATTGTCATGCCTTCTATGCGGTCTATGGCATGTTCAAACTCTGTATGATCGTCTGACTCATCTATGGGCGATATTTCTATATCCCGATAAATGCCCATTTGCATATAGCGTTGAAGCTCAACGGCATTCATCTTCACAACTTCAGTCATCCGCCAACAGTTCGCGAGTGAGGTAGTTGCATAGTTCACCACGAAATCCTGGGCCTTGAAGAATTTAGACGTTGGCCGTCGAAGGATAGGATCAAAATAGACTTTCCTAAAAGACGAACCCGTGAGGCCAACCCATGGAAGCATCTTCTTGAAGTCGGGATAAAATTCTGTGGCTATCTGGGTAAAGTAGTAGTTCGCAAAGGTCTCAATGAGTTTCGCCTTTTGCTCTAACTCCTCTGTGACATCCCCTATGACCATTTCCTTGACAGGCCCCTCAATCGGCAATAACTCCGCTACGGCTTGTGCATAGAATTCCGTAATGGATTGAAGCATGACTTGAGAGTAAACGCCGCAAGCATTAACAAATGGAAACTCTTTCTGAGCATCCCACTTGAGACCGAGCTGTTCCATGGCGGATTTCAGACCCATTTCCCAATCTTTGCGGGATAAATAGTCATCCTCAATGTCATCGAGCAGACGCCCTGCTATCTTGTTGAGAGTCGTTTCATCAAGGATTTCGGCTAGGTTTTCCTCAAAACTGCCTTCTTCCATTGCCATGGGTTCTTCTTCTATGAATTCTTCTTCATCGAGGATTGAGGGAAGCTGATAGCCTAGAAGCTCTTGATCATCTTGCATGTTATTCAATCAGTTAGAGACAGTTGTCTTATTGTAGACAATTTATCAATAAATTTAAATAAAAGATTTCCCTTGCATTGTCTCTCATTATGTGGTCACAATGGGCCTATGGCTATTAAACATACAATACATGCGCGCATTGATCCTGAGCTTGTCAACGAGGCTAGAGCAATCTATGACCAGTTGGGAATGACAATTACCCAGGCCATCAAGGTATTTCTGATCAAATCCGTGATGGAAGGTGGCATACCATTTGATATGACGATTACGGAGGAAAAGAACGAATGACAGACAAGGCTATAACATTACCAGACATAACGATTTCTATTGAGAGGCTAGAGCAATTCAAGTCTGACCTTGAGATGCTTGATAAGATTGCCAATCAGTTCGGCGGTGATGTGTCCCACCTATTTGCGGAGATTTGCTTGATATACGACATAATGTCCCCTGAAGCATTAGAGAATGAGGCCAAAAGGTTAATTCGTGGGTATTGCCTCTCTATTATGGGCAACCTCAATCATGCCATGGAGGAGGTCAAGCACTTGAGATCCAATGTGACCTATGAAGAAATGATTATGCAGGGTCACGAGTATTTTCAGATTTATAGCATGTTGAGGAATTTAAGGAGTGAGTACGTAAGCATTCTGGGCCTTATCAACGAGAAGAAGTATTTCACCAAAGAGATGCTTGATAGCGTCATGGAGCGGCTAAGGTTCTTATATGATATCGAGTTTGAGGAGCTTAAGGGCCGATTCAAGGTTGTTGAGGCGTTACGAGCAGCCAGCGAGGCATTTGGGACAATAGAGAGTCCATCCATTATCCATTAGGGAGACAGCATGAAAGAACCGTTCAGTGAAGAAAAGTTACAGAATTATATATCCCAAATCGAACAACTCGAGGACGAAAAGCGCGACACAGCAGGTAAGATTACTCTCCTATACGCCGATGCAAAGAGTGAAGGTTATGACCCCAAGGCAA